AATGAATACCCAAGTGGTAGACATTGGAATATCGTTCAACTCCTTGAAGAACCACAAAATCAAGAAGTAGAATAGGTCAATAATAGTAGCAGAACGTACATAACGGGTATTATGTTTTTCTAATACAACAGTCTGAATACGTCCACCATTTTCTCTGAACATCCAATATAGACCAGCTACAAAGATGACAGAGATAGCGAACATCATTTCAATCGGGACTTGACGTGGCAGGAACACCGCAATGTTTGCCATATCATGACTGAGCCAGGTGTACCACAAGAAACCTGTAGTTACCCACTGAGCGACCACCCAATACTTTTTATGTTCATCCTTGATAGGATTAGACTCATCCAAGAGTTTACTAATAACAAACCAAATACCATATGCAGATACAGCAGCAATAGCATATCCCATGATTGACTTGACTAGCATCTTCTCTAGGATAAATGTAGAGGCAAATGCAGACAGGACAAGGAATGATGTAGACACAGGTACACCGAACCTAGTCAGTACAAGGAGTACTGCTGGAGCCAGTGCGTGATACCATTGAATTTCTTGGAAAGGAATTTTGTTGAGTCGACCGTAAGAGATATCTCCCCCATTGCTGTACCAGCCGAACCAGATAGTAAAGAGTAGGACTGCTGACGCTGCACCCCACATAATCAATCGGTTTGTTTTTTGATTTGAAGCGATCCATGTTCCTAGCGTCTGAACAGAATCGTTGGCGATTACTGAATAGGATGCAAGTAGGAAACCTACAATCATCCAGATTGAAATATAGTCCATTTTATTATTCCTTTTTGTAGGCTATTACCCCTACGGTGAAGGTGTTAGAGTGGAGCGGGTAGACAGAATCGAACTGACATCTTCAGCTTGGAAGGCTGTAGTAATACCATTATACTATACCCGCATAGTTTTTATTTAGTTTTGCAGTTATCAAAGTGGTGCCTTTTCATTTGAGAAGACCCCCCAATTTTTCCGCAATGAGGACATTGTATTTTCTTTTTTGGAACTCCCTTTAATTTCCTTGAAATATTTTTTCTATGCTCATCAGAAAGGTTCTTTCCAATTTTTTGTTTTCGCATTTTTTCTTTAGTTTCTTCAGAATGAAACTTTCCAAAAAAGTTATTTTTTTCACCGGAACATTTGCCCTTACGGTTAGAATACTTTTTACCCTTTTGCCCCTCGGACATATTTTTTCGTGATTCTTCCGTATGTTTTTTTCCAATATTGGCAGCTTTTGTCGCTAATACTCTTGCTTCCTCTTTACCAATTTGACCTGATAAAGCTTTCCAAGCAATATAGTCTTGTTGTCTACCATATTGCTCATATAGTTTTTTATGAGCATCTGCGTGTTCTTCTGTAGTCAGTTTGATAAGGTTGGAATCAATATCGGTTCCACCTGCGTGTTTTGGCACAATATGATGCCAGTGATAAATAGTCATGCTGGAAATCTCCCATATATTTCTAGGGTAGTCGGGTGTTGGCGCACCGTGGACTACACTTTTATTTATACATTTTGAGATTTCTGAATTTACTTTCATTATTCTATAATTTTTCTAATAATATCTTCAAACTCTTCAACTTTCTGAACACGATTAGGCCAATAGATATAATCCTTTTCATGGTTCTTTTTGAGGTTAGAGAGAAGTGGGAGAATGGCATTGTAGAGTTTGTTTAGTTTGTCTTCATAAGACGTTGCTGTAGCAGCCGCTTCTTCAGCGCTTGCAGCAGTCTTTTGAACAACTTCTAATTCTTCTTCTGAGACTGCGGTAAAACCAAAGTCAAAAATATCTTCTGTCATTATAGCACCTTTAGTATCTTACGACCTTTATGATCAAATTGAAAGTCACCATAGTATCCAATTTCTTCTTGATAAAGAGAAGGTTTCTTAATTGATTTGAGACTTTCCAAAAGAGTCTTCTTTTTAATACGAGCAGGAATTCTATCTGCTGCATTAAGTGTTACCTGCCCATAGACAATATCTGCTCTTTCAACTACATCAATAAATTCTTTAAGAGAATATCTCTTCATACCAACTCCAATGTCTGTGCTTGATTGTAGAGATTGCGCATATCAGTTTTCAATCTATCTTTACTTAGATCAGTTCTAATCGCATCTACATAACTATCTAGCAGTGTAGTAGTGTCTTCTAAAGAAATCTTAGCATCATCAACATCAGACAAAACATCATCAAAGTTTTCAGCAATCTTCAGTTCATGAATGTCTTGCTCTTGAATCATATCAATAAAGTCTTCAAACATCTTAGGATTAGTCTTCTTTACCACAACCACTTTTACAAACTTATCTTTCAAATTCTGAACACTATTATACTCGTATTTTTCATCGTTGTAAACAATTTTTTTGAAGAGAGTATGTGGGTTGTGAATTGCTGATAGCTCACGGGTTTCTGTATCTAGGACATGGAAATGTTTCTTATCGTTAACATCAGACCAGAAGAATTCTAACTGAGTGCCAAGATAATGAATATTATCAATACTAGATTTTGTATGATAGTGACCAGAAAAAACCATATCAAACCTTTTAAATGGGGAAGGGTCCATCCCGTGTTCGTTTTTAAGGCCACGCATCATATCAAACCCACTTAGTTCAAGGTGACCACCTAAAATATCCGCTTTACAGTTTCGGATAAAATCCATAGTTTCTTCATAGTTACTCTTATTTATCCAAGGAACAAGTGCCATGTTCAGTGTATCGTATGACAGCACTGAGGGTTTTTCAATGATAGCAACTTCATTAATAAAGAAACCTAGTAGTTCTTTCAATGAGTTAGGAGTATTTACATCCTTATAGAACACGTCATGATTTCCGGGAATGATATCCATGCGCATGCCAAGTTGTCGCATAGGCTCTAAAAAGTGCTTACGATTATGATTTAGTGCTTTAATATTGATTGCTTTGCGATTGTCATAGTAATCACCTAAATGAACAATCTGTTTAATATTATGCTCTTTCATATAAGGAAAGAACACTTCATCATAAAACTTAGCAGCATTATCAAGGAAGATATCACCAGAGTTGCGAATGCCACAATGTGTATCCGATAGGAGTGCTATACGCATTATAAAAGTTCCTTACAGTTATCAAAATGAAAGCGGATCATTGCCGGTTTGCCGCCAGTCTTATTACAATGAGGGCAGGTCACTTTCTCTTTGACCTTGCCCTTTTTAGTTAAGGACATTTTCTTTCGAGTCTCTTCAGAGTGTGATTGCGCTCCTTTTAGACCCTTATTCCAAGAAGGTCTGCCTTTAGAAGCCAGACCCATTTTACGGGCCAGCTCAACACTATCAGGTCGTTTCTTCCCGTAAGCAGGGTGTTGGTCACCAGTCTTACCTAACCAGATTCTCGCATGATTCTTAGAGATACGAGACCGTGTTTCAGCATCGTGTGTATAACCAGTTGGGTTGCCATAGTTGCCATTGTCTTCGCCATACGCAATATAAGGAGCAGGTCCTTTGTCTGGTGGTAACAGTTCCTCAAGTACCATTTCTTCCCATTCTTCTCGTGGCATCCTCTTAGCGAAACGAGGCGGGTTGTCTAATAGGTCTTGTTGCCAAGGTTCTATCTCGGGTGTATAAATATTCATATGCTGGATACTCCGTGTGTTATCTAGAGCAGGCGGGTGTTGGTAGCACCGTGGTCTGCACTATTATTTATACGGATTATACCCTAGAGTTTTCATACTTTCTACGGTCCTTTTTAGTGAATCTTTATCTATTTCACCAGAGTCCTTCATATTATAAAAAATCCGTCAAGTCAGAATCGTTAGTTTTGCGAATACGTCTTTTTGGTAATGTAGATTCAAGTATATCAATATATTCGTCATCTGTCAACTCTTTATTTTCATTCATCCGCATTTTTGCAGTCTCAATAGCGGCATGAGTAATATGCATCGTTGCAGCGTCTTGATTAGATGACCCTTCAATCAAGTCAGCAGCAAAGGTATTTTCAAAATATGAGTCTTTAATATCCTGTTGTTTCTTTTCTTTAGCAATACGACGCAGAAATGCCCAGTAGGAAATCTGTGTGAAATACGCAAAGGCATTTGGATTACCTGTGCGAGTAGCAGCGTCAATATTATAATTGCGAATTGCTTTCAAACAGTTTTCAATAGCATCCATAACCATCTCATCTCTATATGAGTATGAAATAAAGTTTGGTCTATGCGATAGCCCTTCGGCAATCTGCTGAAATCCCTGTGCAATATAATTAGGAACTACAGGTAATCTCTCACCTTTTCTTTCGCATTTATTACATTCTTCCACATACTTGAAAATAGCTTTGGAGAATTCTTTATTATTAATGTAGTTCTCTGACTTTTTGCGTGCCATAAAAATACCTTTAGTTGTCATAATATAACGAATAGTATACTAAAAAAATATATATCTGTCAAGTTATTTTTTTGCTTGACAAATACCAAATCTTAGTATATAATAAGTTTACTTAGTCGGGGCGGGGAGATATACCATACTAATGAAATGTAGGAGTATCTTCATCAGTCTCAATATTTATCTGGGCATATTCCTCTTTGGTATCTTCTTCTTCTAACATACTTTCAATAAGTTGTCTTCTGTATTCAACATAATTTTCTGATACAATATCTTCTGGTGTAGAAACAGAAACAATAGATGTCCCTGATAAGGTCATTACCTTAGAGTAATCTGCACCAAACATCCATTTAGTCAGAAACATACTACCTTTTATCGAGTTGTACCTAATCTCTAATGGGACTTCAATGATAAAATAGTGGTCATCTGTTCGAACTACTGTTGTAACAATTTCTTCACCAGTAATCAGTTTGAATACCCGTGGACGTTCATCCTCAAATGCTTCTCCATAGTCTTCTAGTTCTTTTTCACTCATAACTTCACCTCAAAGATTTCATAGTCAAACTGCTCTTTCTTATAGATTTTCATTCTCTCTATGCCGTGCAAGAGAGTGTAGTTTTTCCTTTGTCTATAATGCAAGTCATCCATTAAATCATAAAGTGTAGTTGCTCTACCATCTTCAGACTTTCTAAGACCACGACCAATAGATTGTAGAACCTTTACCTGGGATTTGGATGGGGATGCGAAGATGATGTTATGGAGATTTTTGATATTTACACCTGTGCTAAATGTTCCTAATGATGCCACAATAATAGCATCGGTTTCTTTTTCAACGATACCTCTTATTTCTTCTCGGGCCTCGCCGTCT